CCTTTCTCTTTTTGGAGAAGATACTCTATATCTAGATGGCGATATTGAAACAGTAGGAACATATGATGTAATTAAGACTGGAAGCCCCTCTCTTGATTATGCTCTTGGAATTGGAGGTATGCCAAGAGGAAGAATTATTCAGCTCGCAGGAAAGGAAAGCTCTGGCAAGACCCTTCTATCACTTCTATGCATGAAGTCTTGGCTTGATGAGAATCCAGAGAATACAGTAATGTTTATTGATGCAGAATATACTTATGATGCTGGCTGGGCAAGACAGCTTGGTGTCGATACAAAAAGAGTTATTGTTGCAAAAACAAATGATGCAAAAAAGATCTTTGAAGGTCTTCTTGGAAAGACAACAGTAAACAAGAATACTGGCAAGTCTTCAAAGAGCGTCAAGGGAGTTCTAGATCTTGTAAAAGAAGGAGAGGATCCAAAGTTCAAAAACCTAGGACTAATTGTTCTTGACTCTGTAGCGGCAATGAATACTCCAATGGAGGTTGATGCTGCAATCGGCAAGCAGAACATGGCACCAATGCCAAGATTCCTCTCTACAGAGCTTAAGAAGCTTACTCCTGCTGTTGCAGAGGCAAATGTCTCAATGATCTTCATCAATCAGGTTCGTGTTAATCCAGGTGTAATGTATGGTAATCCAGAGGATTCTCCAGGAGGTAAAGCACTAAAGCACGCTTGTAGCGTAATGATTAATATGGCACCAATTAATTCTGCCGACAGCAGAATTGAAGATGATAATGAGGTTGTTGTCGGTCACAAGGTGAGAGCAAAAATTCAAAAGAATAAAGTTGGCGCTCCATTCCGTGAGGCAGTCTATACAATAAAGTATACAGAAGGACTAATTAATAGAGAGGAGGAGCTTCTAGATCTTGCAGTTCTTTGTGGAGTAATAAGCAGACCAAACAACAGAACCTATGAGCTTGGTGATGAGAAGTTTACAAGCAGGCAGCTAATGGTAGACTATCTAAAGGACGAAGCTTGCTTTGGCGGAGTAGAAGACCTATGTCGCCAAAAGTATTTAAGTGGTCAGGTAGAAGGCTCACTACCATCTGACGATGAAGATATGGCAGAAGATACAGAAACAATTTTTGATGTAATGGAGTAAAGATGCTAGTAAGCTGCAATCCAAGATGTAAAAAGTCAGATGGAAGAACTGATGGATCCCTAGATGTAGAAAGAAATGAGGTTGTATGCAAGCTTTGTGGTGATGATATTGCTGGAATATCTTCATTTACAAAGCAAAGTATGAAGCAAAATAAAGATGTTGTAACTCCTGCAAAAAAAGCATTTATGTTTGATTGCAAGAACTGCCATAAAAAAGTAGAGACTGTTGTGGTGAATGGAGTAGCATACGGAAAGGATTGCCAGACCAAAAACTGTACAATCTTAATTAGCGAAATAATGGCAAATGCAATGGAAAAAATCTCACCCACACTAAGCAAGCTAGAGGAGTCAGATGAACGAGGTCCAGGAGCTAACAAAACTAATTGAGATTTGTCACGATAATCTCAAAAAAACAAAGCTTGGAAAGGACTATATCTTCGGAGAGAGAAATCTCTCCGTTGATGCTTTTCAAAAGTATAAGATTGGTTTTTTCCCAAGAAATATAAATAAACTTACAAATTATGTTTCTGATGATTTTTTAAAATCCGCCGGTCTTATGGACTATGATGGCAGTAGTCAGTTTTCAAATTATTATTCAATAACATTTCCAATCTATGATGATTATGGTGTGCCAGTAGCAATGGCCGGAAGATGTATGCTCTCAAGTGAGGAAAGAGAGATAGTTGGAATTCCAAAGTATAAAAATTCAAAATTTAAAAAGACAAACTATTTATTTGGATTAAATCTTGCAAGAGCTGACATTCTACTAAATCAAAACGCATATGTTGTTGAGGGCTACTTTGATCAAATCAGCATGTATGATGCTGGCATAAAAAATACTGTGGCCGTATGCGGAACTGGATTTTCAAAAAATCACTTTGTAAAGCTTGCAAGATATACCGATAAAATATCAGTCCTTTTAGATGGAGATGAGCCTGGACAGAAATCTGCAGAGGCCATTTATAATAAATATATAAATAAAGGAATAAAACTTAGATTTTTGAAACTTCCATTAGATTATAAAGATGCGGGAGAGTACTTTTTAGATAGTAAAAAATCTCTCGATGACTTTCATAGTGAAATAGAGAGTATTATTCCAATGGAGTGGTAATGAAATTAAAAAGTAAGAATTATCAGTATAAAATAGTTGAGGTTGCATTTGATCAATCTAAACTAAATAATTTTTCAGAAGAAAAAGGTATAGGCGGAATTTTATCTGATAATTCTTATTCTGAAGAGCTATTAGACCTAAGAGAAAAACTTCTTGAAGAAGTTTACTCTGTTGTAAATAGTGAGATGCTTACTGAGCATCAAAAAAAAGTTTTATTTATGATTCTTATGGGCAAGACACAAAATGAGATAGCAGAGCACCTTGGAATAACTCAATCTGCGGTTCACAAAGCCTTGCGTGGCAATCTTGATTATAGAAATGACAAAAAAAGATATGGTGGTATTTTTAAAAAATTAAAAAAAATTTGCAAAAATAATGAAAAAATACAGGAAATATTGCTAGAAATGGAAGCACTAAGAAAGAAGATTGATTAAACTATTAATTATATAAATTATATTATATTTTCATGCAAACTCTTTCTATTAATAAAGCAAAGTATCTTCAGAGGTTTCCATATGTCTAGTTATTTAGACGATATCTTAATTAAGCTTGCAAAAAAACAATCTTCAGATTTGGGCGTAAAAGACCAAATTGAAATAAGTAAATCTATTTCATTTAAAAAGGTTGCTTTTGATAGATTTAAGGTTGCAGACGATCCATATGATGGATTGTGGGCCTTACAAGATATTGATGGCAAACCACATTTAGTTAGAGCATCTAACCCACAGTTTGAGACTAGAAAAAATGGAGATTGGGAAGTAATCTCTGATTATGACAAAAGAAATGTGACTTTGTCATATAAGAATATTCCAATAACAAGATTCTCATCAGATGAATATGGATTTTCATCTGATGATATTTCTATTTTTAAATCAGCATTGATAGAAAAAACATCTTCTGACAACTCATTTGTAAAAGAACTTCTAAATGATCAGCCTCATACAAAAAGAGAAGCTCTTGTCTCAACTTTTCCAGAATTGAAAAAATTTATTTAGGTGAAAACTATGTCATTAAAACTTTTAAAGAAACAAGCAGAAAGTGCTCTACGCTCATTAGAAATAGGAAGAGAATATCCTAGTAATTATGTATTAAGCAGATTTGATACTGCCTGGGAAAATAATCAAAAAGACCAAGTAATTGGAAATATGAGAAGTGTTATTAAAAAAGTTGCTTCAAGGCAGCAATATATAACACAAAATGAAATTACCTCTCTTTATGACAGGTTCTCAAATATTTCCGGTGGAGCAACTGCATTTCGTGACGAGCTTGGCGACTTACTTCGTGATGGCTATGGAAAGCTCCCAGAGCCAAAGAAAACAGAAATATCAAAGACAGCAGCAGATATGCAAAAGGCAGTATCATTAACCGGCACAACTCCGCTATCTGATGCATTCTCAGTATTATTTTCATTTGGTTCAAATGATGACTCTGGAACTTATAATAAGAACTTAGTAAAGAAAGCAGAAAGACTAGTTACATTAGAGCTTAATTCAATGGGAATTAAGCCAGATATGGTAAAGACTGTAACTGGAAATGACCACTACATACTTTGTAATGCTTATTACAAAAATCCAGATTTTACAACAAGCTATGTCAGTATACCAGTTCAGGTATCTAATGGAGCTGTTGGAATTCCATCCGAAGTTGTTTCTGAAGGTAACCTTGTAAAACTAAATAAAGAAAATGTTCTTGTAACACTAAAGACTGCGCAGAAGAAACAGAAAGACACAAATCTTTCTAAATATGCAGATCTTAGACAGACTGAATCTGTATCAATTCCATCTGTTGCTGCACCAACAGGATTAAAAGAGAAGTTTGAAATGTCAGAAGAGGTCCTTCTTGCCTCATCAAAATACTCTCCAGCACAGATTAAGCTAGCACATTCCGTTGTATCAACCGAGGTTTCATCTTGGGGTGCAAGGGCTCAGGTAAAGTTCTCTGGAACAAGCAAGAAAGGCATGTCTTTCATGGTAAAGACAGCAACATCAGCAGGAGAGAGAAGCTTTGTAGTTCCTGTTGAGATGGTAGGAGAGAAGGTTCTTATGCCATCAGAGTTTGCATCAGGAAATTCAAAATATGACTTCTCAACTTCTGGTTATTCAGAATTTTTAGCTGGAGCAAGACAGGTAAATAATGCCGCATTCTCCAGAGAGTCAGACGAACTAGGAAAGCTATCTTATGCTCAGCTTATGGATGTTGTTATAGATGGCGTTGCAAAGAAGGATTATAAGGCTTCAGAAGACGCACTATCTACAATAGGCACAAAGTTTGGTCCAGAAAGATTTAAGATGGCACTAGAAGACTTCCAGAAGATGATTAAGACAGCATCACAATCATTCAACCAGGATCTTATAAAAGAAGCCGTAAAGCGTGGTGATTTAATTCGTACAAGAAACTCTGTAGAATGGTTCTGTCCAAAGCTTGGTCTTCCCCTCAGCAAAATAGCCTTTGATGAAAGGGGTCGCCCAGTTCCAAAGTTCAGAAATGAAAAAAGAGGACTTGATTCAATCGAAGGTACTGTAATTTCAACAAGCAAGATTGTAATGAGCTAAAAATGAACAAAGCAGAAAGAGCAAAAGCATTAGAAAGATTATACAAGGTTGCACAGGTCACTGGAATTCTTCAGGAGCCAAGAAATAATGTAATTGAATACAAAAATAGATTCGATCTTCTTGACGAAATGGATCTTCCAAAGGTTGATCCAGAAAAAAGATATGGTGTATTTGGTGAGCATCCAGACTATAAGCCAATTATTTCCGAGGGAAATCACTCACTATCAACAAGGTACGCTCCAGATATGCCAGGAGTTCAGGCAGCAGTTCCATCGGATGGAGTAAGGGTAAATCCATACACCAAGCAGGTATTCAATTACAACGAGGGCTTTAAGACAAGTGATGGAAGATCTTTCTCTCCAACATCTGTTTCAAATCAGACAAAAATCTTTTCAAGATAAAACACTCTGATATTTCGTAAAATAAGCCTATTCATGGGCTTATTTTTTTAGGAAAAAAATGGAATCAAATAAAGTAGCTAGACATCCAGATAAAGAAGAAATAATAAAGATGCTGCTTAACGGTGAATCAGTTAAGCAGGTTGATGCATGGTTAAAAAAGAAATATCCAAAAAAAAGAAGACTCCATATATCATATATGACTTTGCAAAAATTTAGATCAGAGCATCTAAATATAAAGGGAGATCTTCTTGAAGACATAAAGTCAAAAAAGAAATCTGATGATCTAATATCAGAAGAAAATGAATTAAAATTAGCAGTATCAAATTCTTCTGAATATCAAAAAAAAATAAATGAAATTGTATCAAATGAAATGGACGTTCAAAGAAAGCTTCTTGAAATGGAAAGGCTCATTTCATCAAGAATGGAATTCTATTATAATACAGTTGCTGCTGGTGGAAATATAAAGCATGATAGGGTATTTTTAGAATATTTAAATATGATGAGATCAATCATGCAGGATTGGAAAAAGTATATTGAAGGATTTGCTGATAAAAAAATTGAACATAATCTAAATGTAAATATTGTAAATGATCAAATAAAAATAATGAAAGAAGTAGTTATTGATGTTTTAAAAGATATGGATCCTGCACTTATATTAATTTTTATGGAAAGATTAAACTATAGAATGTCTAATCTAAAACATGATTCTCCAGAATATAATCAATACTTAATAGAGGTGTCAGATGCAGAAGAAGTCTAGTCAAAATTCCAATGCCCCAGCTGGTAGCATTATGATAAAAATATCTGATTTAAATAGTGAAATATCAATAAGAAATTGGATAAAAGAAAAACTTGGATATACAGATCCAGAGCTATCAAATGATTTTATAAAAAAAGCATTAGAAGGTATATCTAGAGATCCTGCTTTTAATTCACTTGATCCAGCAAAAAAGAATGTTTATCTCAAAAAAGTAAATGAACTAATAGAAAAATTATAAGTACATGAAAAAATATAATCATCCAATTGATAATTTTTTAAAAAATCTACCAAAAGATGTAGATGAATCTGAAATAAAAAATTATTTTAAATTAAAAGTTGCATCAAGAAATTTGATTGGCAAAAACCACAGTTCTTTTGTTAAAAAGGCCTGGCAAAATAAAGATATTATAAATAAGCTAAATACAAAAAATGATTTTTATTTTTTTGTAACTTCATTGTTAATTGGAGATAATCAAATAAAAAAGAAAGCATATCCAATGATGGAGAATTATTTTTTTAAAGATCCATTCTTTGGGTATGATTTGCAAAAATGGGCAGCATGTGTTCATAGCATTTATGAATCGACATTCAGGGATGGTTTAGACTATAACGATGCTGTAAAAAAATATTCTAGTAATATTTTTAAAGATGAAGAAGAAAAGAAAAACTTTTTAAATTGGTTAAAATATTATAACCAAGGAGAGCACTTGAGATACAACGTAAAGACTGCATCATATCAACTTCCATTAAGCGCAACTGGTGATGCATATACCTCTACCTCAAACTATATTGGGGCTGACTATGTATTGGATCATGATAAGCAAGTAAATAGTGCAAAAGAACAGGGTGAGAAAAAATTAAATTATAAAAACTGGAAGAAAAAATTTAATACCGCCCTAAGAAGAGTTGACAAGATCTTAAAAGAAAGTGAAGATTATGTTGAGCCAGAGAAGTATGAAGAAATATCTCAGGTTTTAAACAAGTTGGATATTCAGGTTGGAAAAATAAGACTTCAATCAACAGCATCCGATGTGAGTTTCCGTGCAGCAAATCAGCTTAAGAAACTTGGATTTAATGATGGTGCCTCTGTATTATATAAGTATTCTCAGGAAGCAGCACCACCAGTTGCACCAGAAGAGGTTGCTCCAGTTGAGACTCCAGTAGTGGAGCCTCAAGTAGCACAAGAAGAAATATCTCCAGATCAGCTTCAAAAGAAGCAGCAGGAAAAAGAAAATATTGAAAAAGGAAAAGAAATATTGAGCGATGTTGAACCAGTTCCTGGTCCAGCAAAAGGAGAGTATGACAAAATTTTATCTGGAGACATAGATGTTGATGATGCGGCAAAGAAGCTTGAGCAGATTGCAGGAACCCTATCAGATAGGCGTGTAATTAGATATCTTGCAGAGTTTGATATTATGCTAGATAAGATTGGTATTGCATCAATGTTTCCAGAGCTAGCAGAAGCACAGAGTAAGCTAATTGAGTCTTATTCTTATGCTCTAACCAGAGTAACAAA